TTGGCTCAAGGGTGTCCCAAACCTTGACCATTGGAGCGGTTTGCTGTCCAGCAGCATAACTCTTACACCGGGGTGCCTATCCAAGGCACCGCGGCTACTATCCGGTGAATGGACCCGACACGCATGCACGCCTCACCAGGCTTACAAATGCAGATGCAAAAGTGGAGCGACTTCCTCATCCCTGCCGTACCGGCAGGCTCTGAGGGGGCCGACGTCGCGCGTGAATGGGTTGGAGACCCATCTCGCAGACGTGAAACAGCATCAGCATTAACACGTGCAGGGCGTGTCGGGAGCCCGGGAATGGACCCGGCGGTGTGGCACCCCGAGAGAGTCACCAACAAACCTATCCCGGCGGTTCCGCCGACCGAATCCATCAGCGAGCCTGCTCACGTCATGCACGTGGAAGCAGAACCGCTGGCTTTGGAACACGGCGCTGACCCGGGGTTGATGACGTGGGCTGGCAGTACTGTGCTAAGTGCTGCCGCATACCCTCTTTCTCTTGCACGCTGTGGAGGCCACAGCGTCGTATCCGCTTTTACTTGGGCGGGTATGCAAGTGGTGTACACATTTAGCTTCGCCATCGTCGCCGCCGCTGTAGGCGGCGCCGGTTACCTCCTCGTCAAATGGCGTTGGGCAATCGACAAACGCGCAATCCGGGGCGTCCTGTCATGCGGACCTACACTCACTAAGTGGGTGCAGAGCCATGATTCAGGGTGTTGCCTGTACTGCCGGGGTGCCGCCGAGGTGCGGCACTCCGAGGGCATGCGCGAGTTCGAGGTCCCGATGATGCGTTGCTGGGGTTGCTGGCACAGGCCGGCAAAACTCCGCGTGTGGTTGCATGGTGCTGGTTTCGACCGGGCCATGTCGGTCATACAGCGACACCGCGCGAAGGGCGACTGGACAGCGGGTTCAGAAGTCCAAGCGACGCATGGCCAGATTTTGAGGGACATACCGGAAACGCTCACGTGCCGCACAAGACATAGCGAGGTACTGCTCCTCGTCGCCGCGGTGAATGCCACCACCCGGTTTGTGCTGCAGCATGTTTGCGCGAACGAAGACGGTCCAGATCGCGGGCTCATCGAGCCAGCGGGTTCGATGTCCAACAGCAGTCCCAGTCCCGGCGCCGCGGCGGGCGGAGTTCCTACCGGAGCCTCACCGCCCCCCGCGCCGCCCGCGGGGCCAGCAGGCAACCCCCCCCCCGGGGTCCAGCCGCCGCCCCCCGCCTCAGCCGCCATTTTGGCGCCTGGCGGGCAAGCAGCGGCACCGCCTGCCGCCCCCCCCGCCGGGGAGACGGAACACGACGCAGTGGTTGAGGCTGTGCAGCCTAACCCCTCGCCTGGGGGCGTGACCAGTAGCGAGCAGCTTGACGCGGAGCATCGGGCGCTGATTTTGGCCTCTCATGATGAGAGGTACCTCAGCTGCCCGATTTATGCCGCACGCCACGACGCCGCAATGCAGTGTGTCGCTAATGCCACCGATTCTGGTCGATACCGGTTTGACGCTGGGGTCCTTGCGTCCCGCAGTTTCAATGTGCCGGCAAGCATCAACCAGACTCTCGGCAGCCAGCGACACGCTCACAAGTGCGCGCTGTGTGGTGTGTCGTATGAGCACCAGCACTCGGGTGGGCTTCGTGTCCACCCCCAGGGCCTCGGGCAATGCCCGGCCAGTGGGTGCTCCAACTCCCGTGACGCTGATCTCACTCTAGGCAGGGTGGTGACATATGAGGGGGATGATCCCGGTGGGGCGCACGTGCTAAATTGCGCGTCTATGCACCCCATGCCCGTTGGCCCTCCTCCGCCACCACCCTCGCAGGCACCGCCAATGCCCTTACCCCCAGGTCTGGGACCAGTTGCAGATGCCGCGAAGGCGCGCTCTGCCAACCCAGACGCCGAGCCTCTCCCTTACGGGACGCTTGCGAAAGGCTACCAGGATGTGGTTAACATTCTGCCTTGCCCCCCGCACCTCGATCTGACGCCCGCACCCCACCCAGGAGCTGGGCGGGAGCGTCAGGTTATGCAGGCTGCACATGAGCTCGAAGTGTATAACGCGCTCAAGGATACGTCAGACCGGGCCGCGGGCTCGGCCTGGTTGGGGGAGCAGAACACGCAACCACAGTTTATGGTGGTCGGTTCGCATGTCACTGAGAGCGAGTTGCCCCACGTTGCCGGTGAGGGTGCATCAGTTCAGCGCGCCGCTATTCTAAATCGGCATTTTGCCGTCAAGCCTAACAGCGTAGGCGGGGTCACGGGTGTGGTCCAGGAAAACGCGCTCAAGGGTATTACCGGTGCCTGCGAACAAGTGCTTAAACTGCTCAAGAAAGCAGGACGATGTGCACATGAGTTCCAGGAGTTTCCGGAGGGGTTTGACGCCCAACCCTCTGACGCGGCCGCGTCACTCCACAAGCGGTCGACCCTGTTGGCCGATTTCGAGTACTTTGCCTTCGTCCCTTCGTCCTGGGGTAAGGAGAACGCTAAGGCCGTGTTCTCCAAACTCCCTGACGTTGCCGAGGGCGTCCGCCAGCGCCACACGTTCTTCGCGAAGCTCAACGAAGCTCTCGCGAAGATTAAGCCGCGCCTCATTCAGGCCAGCGGAAATCAGGGGTGTCTCACTCACACCTTCGATGCTGGTTTCATTGATGCCATCATGTACGGTATAGCTTCCATAGAGCGACGCTCTGTGAAGCATGCCGGGCCCGAGCATCTGCGCGCGCGGCTAGCTGGTCTCATCGCCCCCTTCATGGGTGGGCAAGCCATCTCCTTTGACTTTGGTGCATTCGACTCGTCGAATTGCCTCAACGGAGACGACCTGCGCCACTCCCTGAAGGAGCTGATCGAGAATAGGATAATAAAGGACTTCTTTGGAGAGGACGCGACCTCCTCATCGGTCTCGCGCGATGCGCTTGAGGACCGGTGCAGGAAATTCCTGCGATCACGCAGCCCGTACTGGCTCCTGTACACAAAGATCTACGGTCGCGAGAGCGGCGACCGGGGGACCAGCTGCCTAAATTTCCTTGTCAATTTTGTTCTGTGGCTTTCTATGATGGGTATGGAATCTGCCTATCGCGCGTCATGTCAGGCGCACCCCACAGCGGCCGAGCCGCTGCCGGGTGATGCGCCGTGGATTAACGCTTTTGTGCACGCCATGGATTTCGACGAGAAAGTTGTGGAGCGGTTCCTGCGGGGCGAGAAGTGTGGGTTTGACATCATTGCTGAGGGCGACGATGGACTGTGGCTGTTTACGGCCAAGTTCATCGAAGCCTCACCGGGCGGCAAGTCCGGGATGGCAGACCGTTTCGCCTATTGGTCTTGTATGCAGGGGACAAACCTCGAGCCCCAGGACGAGACGGGCCTTGCAGTTGGAGAAGCCCGCGTGCAGCCCTGCACGCGGCGCATGGAGCATTGCTCGCGTATCATCGTGCCCTATTGGGTCGATGTCGTCGGCAAGAAGGGGGATAAGGGGAAGAAGCAGCGCCTGCGTGTTGCTCTCCTCCCCAAGATGCGCAAGACGGTGGAGGCAGCCGACATCACTTTTGGTCTGGTGCCTGGTGTTGACCTCTGCGAGCGTACCAAGCTGAACATTGGGTTCACTAAATACGCCGCCTGCGCCTACAACTCAATCGATGACCCCCTGCTGTTCAACTACTTCTTCATGCACGCCCGCGTCCTGCTGTTGGGGGACGGCGACCCAGACCTCTCGAGGAGGCTGAAAGAGAATATGCGCGCTCGCTTCGAGTACAGCGAGAAGAACTTCGTGCACCGCAATATGGCGATGGCGTTCAGCGGGAAGGCGTCCAATTTGGACGCGGAGACGATTACAGAGTTTCCCGTCTCCCCGCTGCAACTCCTCATGGGTTTGCACCAGAGGCATATTACCTCTATCAATTACCCAGGGCATTGTGAGGCCATGCTCAAGGCGGTTCAGATCGAATCGCCGCAGATGGATTATGACTTCATCGTTGAGATGGCCTCTGCTATGGCCAACGCCGGCACGTGGACAACGTGCGGAGAGCTCTCCGGCCTGCTCAAGGGCAGGCTCGGGGAGGTTTAGCTCCCGCCGTTTCTCTAAGTGGTGCGTACGCGCACGCCACGCCGCGGCCTTGAAGCCGCGCGTGTGCGCACCATGCAACGCCCCCCTGTCGCAGCAGGGGGGGGGACAGTGCACTGTGGGGGTTCCGCCCGGGCCACCCCACTGCGACATATGCACAACAGTCACGCGTACCCGAGCAGACAACGGGTTGGGGGCTTTACCGGGCCCCCGCGTCGCCACCTTCTGATGAGATCGGCGCGCGGCCACTCCTGCCGCGGACACTTCGCAAGCCTACCGACGGTCCAATTGTCGCGGACACAGACCGTAGTAAACGTCGGTACCGTTCTCCGGGGGAGGTAGCGGAACGCATCGCGCCTTGGACGCCTGCGCACCACCTCAGTTCTTGGGTATGAGCACCCCCATTGTCTAGACACCGATCCGGCGAGTCCCGCGAGGGGCCGTCTGGCGGCTGCGCCGTCTGGTTACTGCGTTACCAGAGGGGTAGGGAGCGGAAAGTGGTTACGGACACGCAGTGCTCCTTATAGTGCTGCGTAATTAAGTACGGTCCGGGCGGACCGGCTGTAGTAGGGTCCTAATATAACGGGCTGGGGTCTGAGCCTCCCCCCCCGTGTGAGGGATTGGCCGCGCTTATGTCGCACTGGACGAGCGCCGCTGAGGCAGCCGGTTTGCGCCCAACATTGCACCAGCAAGTAAGCCCCGCATACAACAGCGGGCAGCGGCTAAAGGGTGTCCCTTGAGCGTGAGCAACTACCACATACCACACACACGCAGTGTTGTACCTGGGTGACCCGGGTCCACGCGTCCACACGTCCCTCAGCGACAGAGACTCATCAACGTCTCTCCTCCCAGCATCATGGTTGCCGCCCGCCGCGCTCCCGCGCCTGCTGTGGCGCCTGCAGCGCGCCGCACGCCTGGCAAGGGCTCTGGCAAGACTCGCAAGCAGTATGCCGAGCCGCCGAAACCATCACGTAAGCAGGCAGGTCCTCCTGCGCGCTCTAAGACAGTGCGCCAGGACCTTAGCCGTGCATTCAATGGCTTTGACGGCTTGCACATGCCTACCGATGAGCACACGGCGCCGTACACGACAACAAATCTGACCAGCGTGCTGGAGTTCGGCACGTCCCACGATGCGGACAAGCTCCTGGTCGTGTGCGCCCGCACATCGAACAGGAATATCCCTAGTCTGACTCCGACCGGCACTGACGTCATGACTGACTTTATTGCTATGCTTTACGACGCTTCGGAGACGATTGACGGCACGATACCGACTATCGACGCCCTCCGCAGTCCAGTCATTAGTCGGCCGGCCCGGCATGCCACCAATCTCACACACTTCTCGGTCAGGGGCCGCCTTCATAACCTTTCTGCACGACTGCAGTGTTTGGGGACTGACAATGGCGTGTTCCCCCCGGGGTCAGTGTACATGGGCAAGGTCCCGATGATTGAGACCGGCGCGCAGAGCACAGGCGGGGCGGAGTCCCTCACGATTAAGCAGGCCTGGGCCGACGACTCCATTGCCGTCGGCTACATCAAGCCTTTCACCGCCACGGAGCTGCTCAAGGGGCATCAGATTAACTCGACAGTGTCTGAGCAGGTCTCCTACCGCACGTGGCGCGATTTTGTTGTCCCTCCGGAGTCGGAGAACCTTGGTGCCATGCACATGCTTACCTCACTGGAGCCGATCGTCATATATATCCCACGAGCAGGCGCATCCGGCACCACAGTGAACTACAGACTCACGGTTGGTGAGCAGTGGTGCACCAGGCATCCGCACGACGTCATGCTGCGGGCGACCCAACGCCAGCATGTCCCAACGCATCCGTCGCTGTTCAATGCGGCGCTCAGTGCGGCGAAGGGGATCATCACCCCTGCGGCGCAGGACTTTGGCCGTGCCTTTGCCGGCGCTGCCGCCCAGCGCGCGGCGGGCGCGCTGAGCACGGCCATCGTTCCGTACCTGCAGGGGGCGGGGGCGAATTCCGGCACGCTAGTGCTGCTGTAAGGGAG